CTTGAGCTACAACCGGGGTTGAAGTAATAAACGCCACTTTAAACGTGTCTGAGTCGAAGTCATGCACAGCGTTAAGTACCGCCAGCTTTGCTTCGTTGAAAATTGTTAAGTCGCCTTGTGCCATCTTATTTAGTCCTTTTGAGGTTTATTTTCTAGTGTGTCTATCACCATCAGCAGCAGCTCTATGTTCTTGTGCTGCAGCGCGTTTTGCCATTACTTTAGCAACTCTACGCTCTTTATCTGTCATAGGCTGTGCTTCAGGTGTCGGAATTGGGGCAGACATTACCACCTCTTTAGGAGTGATCTTTTGTACTGTTGGTTTTTTAGCCATGATAAATCTCTTCTTTCTTAGGGGGTATGGGATTGTTGTATTTTCTAGCCACAATTGTTCCTATAAATAAATGTGTGTTCCTATTTATCTATGTTTTTACACTTAACGCAAGCTAAATATTATTTGGTTGACGAATTTTTGCTCTTATTAAACACTCTTCTTATTATATAGCCTCGAATTAATGAAGCTATCGTGTATATAATAGACAACCCAAATGCATCACTGTACGAGGGGTGCATATCAAATAAGGGCATCACCGTTAATGTCAGAACATAGCTTACCACAGTTCCTGAAAAAGTGTTAGTTACTGTTTCTAACATACTCCCTTTTTTAGTTTGTGTCATGATCTTCCTCTGATTTCCACAAATTCTTTACCTGCCGAGCTGTAAAATCAGTGTATCCAATATAAGCCACATAAACTCGTGCGCTAATCTGGTCTATTAAGATCAAGTCTGCCTCTTTAAGCTCCTTCTTCCGGTTATACAGCGCTCTCTTACTTATATTCAGCGCAGTAAGTAGGTATTTGTCACTAAAGTTAGCACCATTCCGCAAACTACACATGTAACCATACAACCTCACGGCCCCATCACTTATCTTACTATTAGAAAATACTCTTCGATCCAACTTAGTAAACTTATTGTTTGGTAGATTGTGGCGAATGATCATTTGAATTCCTCCGTGTTTATTCTAAATTTCTCTTCAATTGTTTTGGTGCGGGTCAGCTCGTCATATTCATATTCTTGCTTCGCTTTTCGGGCAGTTCTATAAAGACTCACGGTTGCGCATATTGCGCTAACCAATGTAACGTAGTTTTTAATCATAAGCATGAGGGGTTCTTTCTTTGTTATGTGACCAACATACTACACATATATGTATAAAGCAACCCCCTATCTACATTACTTATGATATAAGTGAGGTGCACGTGAGTGCACGTCTATAGAGGTGCAGTATAATGCACCCCACATGGGTGCACGTGGGTGCACCCTATATAAGACTAAGTAATATAAGAGACCGCTATCCGCCTTCGGCGTCTAGCATTCGACCATTCTCGATCTATGGTTTTCTCCTCCTAAACACTCGTTGCTTGTAGAAAAGTATCCAGTGTTATTTCCCGGCTCCGCCGCTCAATAACATGGCGACTTCCCTACTGCATACTCCTGAATAACTCCCTCTTTTTGACAAACCTATATATTCTGCTATACTTCCCTCCGATCGTGCTCCTAAAGATCTGGAACCCCCTCTGCTGGTAACTCGCGCAGTTCACCACCGGAGGGGCGTTTTATAGAGACCCATACAAAACAATACAAACCAATACAAATAAACGCTCTCACCTTGTGCACTTCCCTCACTCGGCACCTTCGCTTCGCTGCGGGCACTCGTTCATCGTACAACGGCGATCGCTTACAACAACAACCCCAAACCACACCCCCTATTATAAGTAGCGACTATTAGATTACGGTGCGCCGCGCAGCGGGGCAAGAGTAACTCTATATAGGAGCGTCTATTAATAGTGGCATAAGAAATCCATCAAGACTTACTAACCCCGCCCTTCACAACAACAAATAGTGGCATGGTTAGTGGCTCTATACAAATTCACAATATTTTTTTTTATGAGAATTTTTTTACAAATCAGCATTTTCCAGAAAAATAAAATTTAGATACGAAGTCAGTACAGTATATACATGACTAGTACTCACAGCTAACCCCCCCTAAGAGGGGATTTATCTGTTCGTCTACACAGCTAGCCAACGAGTTGGCTGCCTAGGCAAGTGATCACTCCGTGCTCACGCCATGTCTCATAAAGGAATTCAACATGACTAATAAGCTCTTCGCTCCAATCAGCTCGATCTCCTCGGCTACCACAGAAGGCATAGAGGCCGTCTGCGGTATCCTCATTACCAACGACAAGTCTGTAGCCAACATCGCACAGAAGATGTGCGATCTCGTCTACAATGTCGTTGATACGACAGATCAACATGTCTCCAAGTGGAGCCAGGTCTCTCTGGCGGAGCTAAACAATATGCATCAAGTGGATGCAATTGAAGCTCCAAAGGAACCTATTCCCAAAGAGGAATAGAACCCTAAAGGTACCCTATATGCTAAGATGCATATAGTGTACCTTTTTTTTTACACACTCACACACATTATAAGAGAGCACGTATATAGTGGGTAAGCACCCACTACACACGCTCTATCTTATACTAAGGGCCCAACGAGTTGGGGGTAGAGGTAAGTGTAAAGCTTTAGCTTTACTCTTCATTTCTTTTCTTGGAATAATCCAAGAAAGTAATAGTCATTCATAGGAGAATATCATGACTAATCAAACACCAATATCCGTTGCTTCGCAAGAGTGTTTCATAAATGTATATAAAGATATACATGGCTTTAAACCAAGGCATTGTGTGCCAGAAACTGAAGAACAGTTTCTTGATGATATGCTTATCCTTCAAGCAGAAGGAGAAGTACTCAGAGCGCAAGAGGAAGAGGCACTGAAAGTGCTTGATGCTCGTTTCATGAGTCTCATATCACAAGTGACCCAATCGGGCGCTGGTGACTACTCTACGGCTCTTCGCTGGATGTTCGATGCATTTGTCCAAGACAATGCTGAACAACCTACAGCGGAACACTTCGTCTATAAACATGGTATTATGTTTACAGACCTAGGTACGTCTGTTCAGACTGACCTAGAGGTTATGTTAAGTAATTAATACCAAGGCACATCCTGTGCCGTCTGTTGAATATCAATAATGATACTCAACATCAATGTCATATATAGGAGATAAATTATGACAAATACTATCGTTAGTGGCGACTGGGTTCGCTTTGGTACTAAGAATTCACCATCAGCTCTTTACTTAGCTGTAGATGTAAGCAAAGAGAAGACTTGTCTTATCAATCCTACTTTGAAAGGTTCTAACAAGAATAAACTTGTTAGTACTGGTCATCTTCAACAAACTGCATTACGTAAATGCTTTATTGGTAGCTATGATAACCAGAAGTACTTCGTGACAGCCAAAGGCACTATCGTGTCTATGGCATCACGCAATGTAGTGTGGGCGCATGATTGTCCGCAACGTATTGCGTTGCTCAATGATATGCACGCCTGTGAGGAGCATCAGGAAGAGGTATCACTTCGTGATACTATATCTAGCGAAGACCTTTGGGAAGGTGTCGTTATCTCTTCTGAGGAGCTTACTGAAATCGAGCACGAGGAGCTTGCTACTCCTTATCAGTATAAAGCTACAAAATCTCCACGTTCACAAAGAGAATGTGCAGGCAGTGCTGGTTGGATTATGCCTAATGTGTATCGTCCAAACATAAGATAAGTATAACTAGTGGGCGGCAATAATGTCGCCTACAGTACAACTGTCATAATAGGAGAATTAATATGACAATACGTAAATGTGATGATTGCAACAATGAGCTTCTTATTGAAGAAGAGGTTGTTTGCTTAGAATGCCATACCGAGCGTCAAGCTGATATGGAACTTTATTATAAAGAACAAGAAGAGTTCGTTAATGGGAGAATCCATCATGATTGAATATATATGTGAAAGTTGTGGTGGTTCATTACTCGGTGACGGGTATACTCAACCACTTCATTGTGAGTATGCAGAAGTATCAAATGATACTGAATGTGATGCTGACGTAGTATTATGTAACCTCAAAGAGGAGAACTATAATGGCTCAAATTAAATGTAGCCACTGCAGGGAGCATACATCTATGTGTGAGCTCTGCGGTTATTGTGAATGTATCTCAGAGTTTGTGTCTGGGGTCATTCAATCCACTAGTCGAAATGGCTGGGCTTGCCCAGACAATAAGTGTAGTGTCAACGAGCTTAAAACCTTACTAAGGCATGAGGAACATAGGGAAATGGTTGAGGATACATTAGTATTCGATCCTGCTCCCATGTCATTTAGGGGATAACTCATGACTGATAAACAAATAGAGTATGTAGCCACTCGGTGCTACATACTCGCTGTCGTAATTGCAACATTAACAAATGTATTCATTGGAGTACATTTACTAACAACAGGAGGTTACTTATGGTAATCAATAAAATGATAGACGCCAATTGGCTTCAACGCCTTTGGTGGTTCCCTAATCTAATGTGGAGCTTAATAATGCTCAGATACAAGTGGTGTTCCCAGAGTAATCTGGAAACAATCTTCATGTATCTAATAGCAGTAGATCATCGTATAGCACCAACCACTAGCCCTGATTTACTCAAGGCCATGCATATGTCTATAGATGCTATGTTCGAAGCCCTATTCGAGCATGACGGAGATACATATATGATTCCTAATAATAATGGTAACCAAGAGTGCACTCCTAGGAAGATGAGCAAAGCTGAAGTAGCTCAGCTTGAAGCCTTCATCTGGAGTGTTCTACAACTAAGGAAAATAACATGATCGAACTAGATCCAATGTCAATCGGCGACTACATCATGTGTGCTGTCGCAGTATCTATCGCTCTCGTAATCATAGTCGGTGTATGGCTTGCCATTCACTTTGACATATAAACATATATGAAAGGAACTATTATGGCTGAGCCACTAATAGTAATAGTTGTTATACTTGTCTTAAGTATATTGCTTGTTTACAGACATAGGTCATAAGTGTTGACCTATAAGCATATCGTACCTGCCTTGTGTCCTCTCGCCGAATACCCGGCGATAGGCCACTGGATAGGTACTCAAGCAAATCTCTTGTGCGCTTCTTTTGTAAAAGAAGCAAAACAACACATAGTAAGTTTTGTTTGTTTAAGTGGACGCAGAGCCTATTGCTCTGCTTCTACACAAGTAAGAGAGCTCACTACTGTTCGCCCAGCCAACGAGGTTGGCTATTAGCGCATGGCATTCGCCAGCACCCACACCAAGAGGTGTGGTATTTATCCCCAACAAATCCTGAAAGGATATAATTATGGGAACAAATAAAAGTGTGTCAGTTGTAGAAACTACAACTGGAAAAGAATATGCAGAAACTCAAGGTTTCTACAATATTAATTTCACCGACCTAGACGGCCGGTCTATACGCATCGGGGGAATCCCTCTTGCGTATGAAGAGCTCGCTAAAGGAGAAGAGTTTAGCGATCTCAATGATTTAATTGATGCACTTCGCATCAATCCAAATCTAGAAATCACATTGAAAGGTGTATTCAATGATTTCAAAGCAGGCAAGAAACGTGCCCGCTTGGTAGCATAAATTACCAAAAGCAATTTAAGAAGGGAAGCCCAAATGGGTTTCCCTTTTTTAAGTATGGGTTTAATCATAAGCGTGATTAAAACTCTAAAACCTAAGTTTTTTAAGGTATAAAAAACAATACAAGAGAGCTTATAAAGCTTGCCTTCGGCAAGGTCTTTTGGCTTATATCCATAACATTAGCATACAAGGAGAAACACTGTGTTAGTAACAAGAAATAGACAAAAAGGTATAGAAGACACGTATTCAAGAAAGAACAAACGCAAGTTAGTAAGAGAAGTGGTAGAAGCTTCTGATCTTAAAGATGTAAGCAGATCTATTAGTAAAGCTATTATTACTTATCTAACTAAGCCATACTACGCCAGTAAGAATAAGAGAGTAGCTCACTTAAGAAGTACTGTGCCAGTACAAGAGATAGTCAACGAGTTGTTATTAAACATACTGAGTGAGACTGGGCAAAGACCTATTCAATCAATAGCGGCGAGCATAGGAACACTATTTGAGTTCCCTGATGTCATGGATAATGTTAAGACAGCTAGTGAGATACTAGCAGTGTCTAAAGACGCTGGCTTATACAATATTATCTTAGCCAAGAATAGTAAAACAGGGAGCATACTTATTGAGCCTTGTTTACAGGTGGATGATGAAACTCTTCAAAAGATAGCCTCTATGAAGTTTCTTCCACCTATGCTCTGTGAACCAGAAGTTATTAATAATAACTCTCAAGGGGGTTATCTTACATATGATGAAAGTGTCATTCTTGGTGCAAATAACCACCATGAAGAATACCAAGCCATAGATGTGTTAAACATCTTGGCAAAGATACCCTTGAGTCTTGATAGAGCTACTCTAGAATTAGAGGAAAAGCCTAAGAAAGATATTGATACACCAGAAAAGATGACCAACTTCTTAAGAATGATAGTCAGCTCTAGGCGTGTGTATCGTGATCTTATTAATTATGGTAATTGTTTCTATCTAAACTGGAGGTTTGATAAACGTGGCAGAGTATATTCACAAGGTCACGAAGTAAACATTCAATCAACAAGCTATAAGAAAGCCTTAATTAATCTCACTAAGAGAGAGGTAATAAAATGAGAAGGATTCTAATCAAATGACAGTTCACTTAGGAAAGAAGCTTATCTATGGTGCTGACATTCATGTCATAGATTCCGATAATAAAGAGGACTTCATGAATGTCTCATTAGGTACAGGATACCCAAACGCAGTACCAACTGTATGTTTTGAGACAGACATAGAGGATAATGGGTTAATTGCCGCAATAGGCATGGATTACGCAGACTTCAACGCATTAGTTAATGGGTTGATAGCTCTTCGTAATGATATGAGACTCAAACAAATGGAATGGGTACTAAGCAAATGAAAACCCAATCAAAGACAATACATAAGTTCCAGTGGAACCAGCCTCGTTGTAAAGTGTGGGGTATCAATGAAGATATCCACGCTGATACAGGCAAGGTTACCTGCGAAACATGCCTACTAAAGGTAAATGAAGACATGTTAATAGAGCTACTAACAAAATAAATATAAACATAATTGGAGAGTTATAATGAAGAAATTTACTGGAATAGAATACATCAAAATAGACATTGCTAATCAATATGGCTATGAGTTTGATAAAAAGACTTGGAAAGAAAGAATCCACTGGACTAATACTAATATAAAAGTCCTTGAGGATTTAGAGTTAATAGCAAAAGAGCCTATTCTATACGCCAAGGCCGTTAGAGCTCTCAGAGACGCTGAGAAGGGCAAGGCTACAGGATTTATCATGGGTCTAGACGCTACAGCATCTGGGCTACAAATCATGGCCTGCTTAATTGGTTGCCATACCACTGCGGCCAATGTGAATTTAGCCGATACTGGTAAACGAGAAGACATTTATAGTAAAGTTGCAGACCGAGTCAATAAAGTTACTGGCCTGAGCTATTCTAAAGCAGATGTCAAGAAACCTGTAATGACTACATTTTACGGGTCAAAGAAACAGCCTGAAGAGTTATTCGGAAAAGGCACTGATGAATTAAAGCAATTTCATAATATAATTACAGAGCAACTCCCAGGAGCTATGGAATGTATGAAAGACATGCAAGATTGCTGGAACCCTTTTGCGTTAACTCACCAATGGACGTTACCAGACGGGCATGTGGCAAGAGTGCCAGTTATGCAAGCCATTGATAAAAAGGTTGAAATAGATGAGCTAAATCATGCCACTTATACCTTCAGAGCTTATGAAAATAAGCCTGCGGCTAAAGGACTATCTCTTGCGGCCAACATAATACATAGTATAGATGGCTACATTGTAAGAGAGATGGTCAGAAGAGCTGACCTAATGGGATTTGCTTTGCCCACAATACATGATAGTTTCTGGGCTTCGCCAAATCATATGAATGAAGTGAGGCAGAACTATCTAGACATTCTTATAGAAATAACTCTAAGTGACCTTCTTGGGGATATTCTACGGGAAATTACAGATGACAATGATTTACAACATATTAAGTTGTCAAACAATTTACATACTTGTATGACTAGTGCTGATTATGCACTAAGTTAATACATAAACTAGCCCTGTTGAGATGCTTTTGCATCTCTTCAGGGTATTTTTTTAAAAACATCTAAACCGATATACTAACTTTTCAAAACCGTGCCTCTTCTACTATACACTACCTATGCCCTATGATTAGCAGCCTACGGCTGCTTTTTTGGACGATTTATGCAGAATAAGCTTGATTATTCTGATAATTAAGTCATTAATCAACATCCGAGGTATTTCTCCCCTTATTACAAGGACTTCGGACAGGGGGAAGGTCAGGTTTCGCACTGCCTTCCCTCTACTAATTATTTAAAAGGTGAATAACATGAGAGATACAATTCTGCCCTCCAATAAGATAATCCTTGCAATGGGCATGTCAGAAATGACTCATCAATCCTTAAGACATGAGATCATGCGTTATATTAATGTCAGTGAAGCATATGTACAGAATGTAATTATTAACGGGGCATCTGGCTCTATAGCTAATTTAGTGGCTTTCCTTCTAGGCATAAAGAACCACATCCCAGAAGGGTATGACCCAATATCATCAATGGTTCAGCCTACTGTTTTTAAAAAAGTAGACAAAAAACAAATAAATAAGCTTACACGCTCTATCACTCCACATATTCCAGGGAAACACTGGACAAAGGAAGAGCTTGAATTAGTGGCATTACTGAAGCACAGCGGAGCACCATATCCTGTAATAGCTAAAATGCTAGGCAGAACTGTTACATCTGTAAAAGCCATAATTAAAAAGAGGTTAGATTTTTGAATTATTGCGCACAATGCGACAAAGAATACTCACCAGAATCCGATACATTATATCGTATGTTTTCAGAACACTTCTGTAGTGAGGCCTGCAGAGTGCAATATTTTATAGATGAAATGGAGTTAGGTAACTTGCCTCCGGCAAGTGATGCAATTCATTAACAAATAAAAGGAATATCCAATGTTTAATACAATTAAATCAACAATAGCTGCTTTTACAGCAGTAGTTATTTTATCTGCGTGTGCGTCATCACCAGATAAAATGCAAAGCTCTTATGTTTCTCCTATGAAATATACAGACTTCACTTGCAAACAAATAGGTATGGAGTCAGAGAACACTAGCAGACGAATTCAGGTCTTGTACAATACCCTTAAAAAAGAATCTGATACAGATAATTGGCAGGTAGGTTTAGGGTTACTGGTTTTCTGGCCTGCTTTGATTTTTGTTGAGGGTGGTGATGGAGCGGAAGCTGCAGAATACTCTCGTTTAAAAGGCCAGTTTGAAGCGCTACAAACAGCAGCAGTAACAAAATCATGCTAACATAATTATCTTTGGGTTTTTTCCAAAATTTATCCCAAAGATTTAGAGGATCAGGTTACCCCCATATCCTGATCCTCACCCCTAATTAGAAAAAAGAATAATATGACCACATCAAAAAAAGCATCCCAACAACTAGAAGAGATATTAGATCCTATCTCTGCCAGATCTCTTGAAGAGATCATAGAAGAAGCACACAAATTAGGAGAAGTAGAACTCGGGGGCTATAGTAGCCCCAATTCTGCTGAAATTAGATTCAGGCCTGGGAGAACAACTGATCTCTCTGCCCACTGTGTCGATACTCTTTACATTAGAGAAAATAATAACGAAAAAAGCATTAAACAGAATCTTATAATGGCTCTTATAAGGGCCAAACATATAAAGCAAATCTATCTCGATCAAGGTTGGGTAAAAGGTCAACCGTAGGGGTTTTTTAATTCCTTTCACCCTACGAAGATGATGGGAGGAAGTATTGTGGTAGGTACTTCCTCTTATTATACAGATTAAGTAACGGAGCGATTATGAGCGATTTATACCAGAACGGCAAAATAGTAAGGGAACGCTCCCTTACAGACACACAGATTAAAGATCAACCCCTTGATAGACAAGTTGGTGGTGGTCATTACAAAGGCATGGCAATTCAGCCAATCGAGTTCGCGCAGAAGAACAAGCTAAATTATTGCGAAAGCAACGCTATAAAATATATCTGCCGACATGCAAATAAGAATGGCGTGGAAGATCTACGCAAAGCAATTCATAATATTGAGTTGCTTATTCAAATAGAGTATGGAGATAAATAATGGGACGTCCGTCATTATCAGAAGATTTATTAATTGAAGCTGTTGAGGCATATGCCAAATATGGTACATATCGTGAAGCATCCGCCGCTTTGAGTATACAACAGGTTACTCTACAAGCAAGAGTAAAAAAAGCCATAGAACGCGGTTATTCGCCTAAACATGGTATGGATAACATCACTGCTGAAGGCTTTTCAGTTATTGGCACTTCTACTTTATATGATAAATCCACAGGCGAAGCCAAGATCCAATGGGTAAAAACTACCCGTGATAGAGAGCAACGTGAGCTTGCTATGCAAGCAGCTATTCTGGCAATGTCAGATGACATTCCTAGAGTTGATCCTATTATCTCTCCTACAGAATCAAACAGTGACCTACTAACTCTTTATCCAGTTGGAGATCACCATATGGGTATGTTAGCTTGGGGAGAAGAAACAGGCGGAGACAATTACGATACTAAAATATCTGAAGCCCTATTATGTAGCGCTATGGATTACTTAGTAGATACTGCCCCTTGTTCAGAACAAGCAGCTATTCTTGTATTAGGTGACTTCCTTCATTTTGAAGGGCATAAACCCGTTACAAGTCATAGTGGGAATATACTAGACGCTGACAGTCGCTATCAAGCAGTTGTCCGTGCTGGCTTAAGATCTATTAAATATATTGTAAGGGCCGCTTTAGAAAAACACCAAGAGGTGCGCCTAATATTAGAGACAGGTAATCATGATCGTGGGCCAATGGCCGCATTCATGGAAATGTTTTACATGTACTATGAAAACGAACCTCGTGTGATACCCGATAGAACGCCAAGGAATATTCATATATTCAAATTTGGTAAAAACCTAGTGGCAACCCATCATGGTGATAAAATTAAGATGGACAAGCTCCCTCTTATTATCGCTACCGACTGGCCTAAGCTGTGGGGGGACACAGAGCACCGAACTGTTCATACTGGGCATGTGCATCATGATCATATTAAAGAGCACCCAGGGATCACTACAGAGTCACATGGTATACTGGCTCCTAAAGATGAATACGCAGCCTCCGGCGGCTGGCGGGCTAAACAATCAATGAAATCTATTGTGTTACACAAAGAATATGGAGAGGTGGGCCGTAATATGGTTACACCTAATATGCTGAAATAATGGGTAAAGTTAAAGCTTTATGGATGGCTCAACAAGAGGAAGAAGAGGAGCGTGTTTCCTTAGATAACACACTTAATTCATTATTAAGGAGCTATAAATCTAGTCTTCTTGAATACAAAAATTCCGTTGATTCAGGCATGACCCATACAGTTATCAATGGGCGTAGGTTAGCAACCCGAAACCAAATGACTATGATTGAATACGCAATTACAGGCGTAGAGTTAGAAATTGAAAAACTAAGACTAGAGGATTTATTAACAAGGAACTAATTATGACACAGAAAACAGTTAAAAGCATCATATCAAACTTTTTATATGAGTTAGACGTAGATATGTATCAAAGTGACGTTGAGGCTGACCGCCTTATTAAACAGCTAACCTATAATGGGTATGAAATACCCGGCGTACAAATTGCTTCATCTATTATGATGAATAAATATGCTGCACGAGTAAGGGAAGATGAGCCTATGTTCTTCCTCTTAGGTCATGATCGCGAGGCTCCTGATACAATTCGTTATTGGGCGGCTAACCGCATCCAAACTGAAGGCGTTAGTAAACAAACTGAACGCTCTCTTGAAATTGCTGACGAAATGGAAGCATACCAAAGAAAACACCTTACATAAGCAACCAGCCTCCGGCTGTTTTTGCAAATAACTTAATATTAATAAAACTTGGTACAGTTCCTGTGGGGGCGCTGGCAATAAATCATGTCATCTGCCAACCGTAGTCATGTGCGGGGTGAGAGGTTCGATCCCTCTGCTGTATCATGTTTTGTTAATATTATTTTCACAAAAGGAAAGATTATGACTATCACAATAACACCTTCCCAATCCATTGAATTAATGATGGATGTCCTTAAAGCAGGGCTAGTCCCTATGCTCACCTCATCCCCAGGATTAGGTAAATCATCTCTCGCAAAACAAATTGCTAAAGAACAGCACTTAAAAGTAATTGATCTTCGATTATCACAGTGTGATCCAACTGACTTAGGTGGATTCCCTATGATTAATGAAGATAAGACTAAAGCAAGCTATGTTCCTATGAACACATTTCCAATTGCAGGAGACCCAATCCCTACAGGATACAACGGCTGGTTACTGTTAATGGATGAGTTTAACTCAGCCCCTCAATCAGTACAGGCCGCCGCCTATAAGATAGTATTGGATAAAGAGGTAGGCCTGCATAAATTACACGACAAGGTCGCTATTATTTGCGCAGGTAACCTTATTACAGATAAAGCTATCGTTACAAAGCTGTCTACAGCTATGCAATCAAGAATGATTCATTTTGAAATGGAAGCTAATCTTAAAGACTGGTCAAATTGGGCAGCTAAAGAGGGAATAGATTATAGAATTACATCTTTTATCAACTTTAGACCTGAGCTGCTACATAACTTTGATCCTGATCACTCAGATAAAACATTTCCATGTCCTCGTACATGGGAGTTCTTATCTAAAATAATTAAAGGCTGGAAGTCCATACTACCAACTAAAGCAGCAATAATTGCTGGTACAATTGGTGAAGGCCCAGCAATGGAGTTTACTTCCTATTGCTCTATATTTGATAGACTTCCCACTATAGAACAGATTATCAAAAACCCTTCGGGAATAGAAGTGCCCACAGAGCCAAGCATTCTTTATGCAACATCTGGTATGGTAGGTGCCCATATTACTAAGACTAACATAGACCTCTTAATGGCTATGATAATAAGGCTTCCTATTGAATTTCAGATTAACAGCTTACGTGAAGCTATCATGAAAGACAGATCATTTATGAAAGTTCCCGGTATAGCTGGATGGATTGCTAAAAACTCAAAAGCCCTTCTATAATGGGTAACCAAAAAGAATTAGATCAGCTGCTTAATAAGGCCAAAATAGGTATTATGACTAAGCAAAGTAGTGCGTTTATATGTACTATCTTATTCTCCTTAAAACAAAGCTGGGACACAGGCCTTCCTACTGCAGGTACAGATGGTGAGAGAATTATCCTCAATCCAGATTTCTTTTCATCTCTTACCTCTGATGAACAAATAGGTTTACTAGCCCATGAAGCATGGCATGTGGGCTTTAGTCATGTAGCCAGAGGCACAACCTTTAATAAGCAAAAATATAACATAGCAGCTGATTACGTTATAAATATAATGTTAATTGATGCTGGGTTTACCCTACCTGAAGGGGCTTACGTAGATTCTCAATACAGACATATGTCTACAGAGGAGGTCTACGATTTACTTCCAGACCCTCCTGAAGATTATGATTGTGATATTATGCCTATGGGTAACGGTGAAGCAAGTGAGATGGATATTGCTCAAAAAGAGCTAAACATCAAACAAATAATTATGAAGGCAGCACAGCAATCTAAAATAAGAGGGGATCAAGCAGGAACAATTCCTGGTGATATCCAAAGGATGATAGACGAACTAACTAATCCAAAATTAGACTGGTTCACCATCCTTATGAATTACATGACCTCTTTCGATAAAGCTGACTATAGTTTTCGTACACCTAATCGTAGATTCTTTCCAGAGTTCTTCTTACCAGGACTCCACGGAGAGAGTATGGGCGAGCTTGCTTTAGCATTTGATGCCAGTGCATCAGTGACACAACAAGAATTCTCAGCTTATTTTGGTGAAACCAAGTATATGCGGGAATTGGTGCGCCCTGAATTAACAACTATCTTAGAATTTGATACAACAATAAATAATGTATATAGTCTTAAAAAAGAAGACAACATGGATGATGTTAACTTCACTGGGGGTGGGGGCACTAACTTACAGCCTGTATTTGATCACTTTGAAAAAAATAAGCCAACAGTACTAATTATATTTAGTGATTTATATTGCACAAAGATTATAGAAGATCCAGGATATCCTGTAGTATGGATCTCAGTAAATAATCCAAGTGCTCAAGTAAATTTCGGTACTCTAATTCATTATGAGTTAAAACTATGACAAGAAGTGAAAGCGTTGCACGTACTCTTAAACGTGATATAGCTATAGCTGCAGAGTATAACGCAGGTGGCACTACTTTACGAAAAGTAGGTATACCACATAACATTTCTGCCGAAAGAGTAAGACAAATAGTCCGTAGAAGAGCAATGTTAGATATAACGTATTCGAAAGAAGACATCTTTTTTATTATCTCTGAGCTAGTAAGTAGCGACTATGCAAGTGAGCATAATGCTGCTTCTTATTTAGCAAGACGCGCATACATCTCTCGAAAAAAAGCAAATAAATATATGCGGGCTTGGAAAGCAAGCACCACTTAAAGGATCAATAATGCCACTATCGACAGACCAACAAGCAGTTGCTGACATGTTCATGCAGTTTGTGTCTAATCCAAACGAAAAAGAAATGGTTGTCCTAGGATCCCCTGGATGCGGTAAAAGTTACCTAACTAAACACTTGATAGATTTACTACGTAACTCTAATACTCTTACTAATTTGTTATCTCCGGGCAACGCAGGTGTAAAGATTCATTGCACAGCCACTACTAACAAAGCAGCTAGAGTTCTAGCTGACTTTACAGGTGAGCCTGCTCAAACTATCCATGCCCTGCTTGGATTAAAAGTTACTAACAATCTATCCACAGGTAAAACCTCTTTAAAGAAAACAAGTAATTACGCTGTTGTTGAAGACAGTGTCGTTTTTATTGATGAAGCAAGTCAAGAAGACACCCATCTGCTACATACAATTAGAAACTCAACAATGAATTGTAAAGTGGTTCATATTGGGGATCCATATCAACTTACTTCAGTACATGAAACTATGTGTCCTGTATTTACAGATATAAAATTACAAGGAACTCTGACTAACTCACAAAGATTTACTGTTGGTGGGCCGATAGACGCCCTAGCAACAGGGTATAGACACGCTATTGATACAGGAGAATTCCCTGTAATAAACATCGATGGTAAACACATTAAACATTGTAATGGTGACGCTTTTAGAGATGAAATAAACAATGAGTTTTTACATGCTCGTAACAGCCACGCAAACCACGCCAAAATAATGGCTTGGAGTAATATTAAGGTGCGGGCCTATAATTCTTATGTTCGAGGGCTACATACCTCCTTTGAGGAGTTTGAAGTCGGAGAAAGGGTTATAACTAACAAGCCCATCGTAGGAAAGACTGGCCGTACTGCATATCATACTGAACAAGCAGCTATAGTAACATCAATAACTGCAGGTGCAGAACATGATATTCCAGGTTGGTGGATTACCCTAGGCAACAGTACACATGTGTTTCAACCTAAAGATCCACAAATGATTAAATTACTTGTAAGACAAGCAGCAATAAAAGCCAAGGAAACTAAGGACTGGTCGAAGTACTTTTCTATTCAAGATTTCTTTGGCGATCTTAGAGCTGTACATGCATCAACAATACATAAAGCTCAGGGCTCCACATATGATAAAGTCTTTATAGACTTAGATGACATCAGTCGGTGTCATAAACCTAATGTTGTAGCTAGACTGCTTCATGTAGCTGTCTCAAGAGCTTCAAAGGAAGTTATCCTTTATGGAAACTTACCCCCTAAATACGGAAGTATAAATCATGGCAATTAGATTAGACCAACAGATAGGATACGAGATCCATCTATCTTTATCTGAAAAAGTCCTCCTAGAGGATTTTGTACTTAATCAAAAAAGTATGGAAAGATTAGTACACAAAATACTATGTGAAAATACTAGCGGATTTGAATCTAATACTGTTTGTGGATTTTTCCACCAAGGGAAAGTCTTTGATAGAGTCAACGGCCTTTACAAGAGTTGGGAGAAACGTGTAGAGCTTCCCAAAGAATACCATCCTGCTATGGATGAATTAATTGCTAACAAAAAAGAACTACAAAAAGATAAAAAGAACATAATATGTTATCTTAGAGACGTCTTTGTGATAGCGGAAACCTTCGGTGATGTATTAGCACTTACGCCTCCGGCGTATCACACCAGTTTACGTGATGAAACTAAATACATCTATGTTAGCGAGGACACTCGATTAGAGAAAAGTATTAGAAATAACTTTCTCATTAAGCATCGTGCAATGATAGATTTGTTTAAACAATATTTGATGGGAAAGTTATTAACAGATGGGGTATAGATCAGATGTTGTTTTTGCTATGTATAAGGAAGACCATTTTACAGCAATTTTGTTGGAAAATACATTTCCCCCTTTACTTAACAATTCCGAGGTGTTTAAAAAAACAGACATTGGCAATACAGTTTACCTTACTGCCTCTCATATCAAATGGTATGAGAGCTATGTCAGCATAGCAGAAATAGAGAGATTCATGAGCCACTTAGATGATCAAAATATTGCCTATGGGTTTATTAGACTTGGAGAACATGATGATGATATTGATAAACACGGAGACCCATACAACTTCGAACTTTCTGTATCCAGATTTTTGGATATGCCTTTTGAAGTAAACAAGGATTTTTAGTAAAATGCGGCACATAATATTCGAAACAAATACTTCATTTAAAGTAGCTATTCTTATAAAAGAAATCGCCTTTAAAGAAAAAGAATTAAGAAAAGAGTATATCAACAAATCCTCAATTCCTCCGGAAGACTTTATAGCTTTAAGCTTAAAATACGATATCAATGATAAAGCCCCAGTCAAACTAATTAAAAAGCATTTACAAAATGTACTGAAAGCAGCTGATGGCTTAGACGTAAAGATTCTTTATGTATGTGATTCAGCATACTTTAAGACTCTCACAAAGCAACGCAAAGCAGAGCCACATTATGGATATGTAATGGATTGCGCTATTGAAGGCTTTGAGCATATGAAAGTGGTACTTGGTATCAATTACAAAGCCCTATTTTATAACCCATCATTGCAGGAAAAACTTGACGCCTCTCTATCTACAGTGCAACAACAGCTATCTGGATTATACTTATCTCCAGGAGCGTCAATAATTCACTCAGCACATTATCCATCAACTCTTGAAGATATTACATTAGCGCTCAATGAGCTACACCAATACAAAGAATTGGCTTGTGATATTGAAACCTTCTCCTTATTCCTTCCAGAAGCAAAACTAGGCACTATTGCCTTTGCGTGGAATGAAAATAATGGATTAGCCTTTCGTATAGATACTCCACAAAAGGATGAGATATATGACAAGCTCAAAGATTTCTTCACAGATTATAAAGGCACACTTATATTCCATAACGGCAGTTATGATATCAAAGTGCTTATCTATGAGCTATGGATGAGAGCTGAGGGCATTAACTATCCCGCTATGCTCCAAGGCCTGGAAGTAATGACACGATCCATTCATGACACTAAAATCATAGCCTACTGCGCTACAAACAGCACAACTCGTCTGAGCCGTAGTCTAAAAGACTTGGCTCAAGAGTTCGCTGGTAACTATGCTCAGGAAGATATTAAAGATATCACTTTGATTGATAATGACGCTTTGCTTCAATACAATTTAATTGATTGCTTATCTACATGGTATGTCAAAAATAAATACTGGCCTACTCTAATCCAAGATCAACAAGAAGGTGTGTATAACAATGTCTTAATACCTAGTATTAAAAACCTTCTTCAAATGGAATTGGTAGGGATGCCTATAGATATTGGGGAGGTTAGTGTTAGTCAACATGACCTGACCAACATCCATAGAACATTCACTCAATCCCTATTCCAAACAGATCTAATTAAAAATTACATTATCCAATTGCGTAAAGAGGAGTGTTTCAAGAAAAACTTACTCCTTAAAGTTAAGGTTAAACCTCTTGAGGACTTTGACAATATTACTTACAACCCAGCAAGTAACCTACAGACAAGGAACTTGCTGTATAATGTAATGGGTTACGATAAGCTTGATCTTACCAAAACCGGCGAAGCAGGTGTTGGAGCTAAGACTATCAAAAAGTTACTGCTCAAATCTAAAGATGCCGAGCACACTACAATTCTTACAGCCTTGGTTGGATTACAAGAAGTCTCCATTATCCTTAATAATTTTATTAAGAATTTCTACGCCAAGAGCGCTCAGAAAACAGATGGTTTCTACTATATGTATGGAAACTTTAACCTAGGTGTTGTAGTCAGTGGTAGGCTCTCTAGCTCAGATCCAAATCTACAAAACATCCCAAGTACTGGGACTATTTATGCTAAATATATCAAGGGGTGCTTTAAAGCACCACCTGGATGGTTAATGATGGGGGCTGACTTTGCTTCTTTAGAAGACAGAATATCAGCCCTAACAACTAAAGATCCTAATAAACTTAAAGTGTATACTGATGGTTATGATGGTCATTGTCTCAGAGCTTATAGCTACTTTGGTGATCAGATGACAGGTATCGTAGATACAGTCACCAGTATCAACAGCATAGCCAAGAAATATCCTAAACTTAGGCAAGATTCTAAAGCTCCTACATTCCTTTTGACCTATGGAGGAACGACCTTCGGTCTAATGGATAATGTAGGATTGTCAGCTAAAGAAGCCTTTAGAATAGACGCTAACTACCATGAACTTTATAAAGTATCTGATGCATGGGTAGCCTCTAAACTAGACCAAGCAACAATAGACGGTCACGTCACTGTAGCTTTTGGTCTTAGAGTGCGTACACCTATACTATCCCAGACATATTTAAATAAAAAGTCTACACCTAAAGAAGCCAGAGCAGAGAGTAGAACTGCAGGCAACTCTTTAGGACAGAGCTATGGCCTATTAACTAATAGGGCAGGCGTAGAGTTTCAGAAAAGAACACTAGCCTCTAAATATGCGTTAGATATTATGCCTATAGCACAGATACATGATGCACTATATTTTATAGTGAAAGACACCTACGGTGCCGTTAAATGGTTTAACGACAACCTGATTGAATGTATGGAGTGGCAAGATTTACCAGAGCTCGCACACCCTACAGTAAAATTAGGTGGTGAAGTTGATATATTCTATCCAAGTTGGAATCAGAACTACACTTTGCCTAACAAAGTTACAAAGACCACTATTAAACAAATCATTCAGGAGAATCCATAATGGGATGTGATATACACTGCTATATTGAGCATAAAGTCAATGACGTTTGGATTCCTGCGGAAGACCCATTAGATCATAGGACATATTATTCTATAATTGGCAGAAATTACGATTTATTCGGATTTCTAGCAGGGGTTAGAAACGAAAGATTAGATAGTTTACCCGCACTAGGACTTCCTGATGATATATCAGAAGGGCTCCATGAGTATTACCAAAAAGAATGGGATGAAGATGCTCATTCAGAGTCATTTATTTATCTAAACAAGTTAAAAAAGCATATACTAGAGTTCACACTTATCCCAGAAAGAGAAGGTGGGCGTGTATTGAGTGGGTTAATTGAAATACATACTTTATTTTCCCAATCAAATGAAGGAAAGCACTCACCAAGGAATTCACGTATGGTTTTCTGGTTTGATAACTAAAAGGAGTTGAATAATGAAACAGAAATGTGATGGAGATATGTGGGATTGGTTTTCACTTAGATCAAGACGTATACTGAGTTGGCGGCCTGGTGTAGCCAAGAAAATTAAAAAGCGTGCTAACAAACGTATTAGACAGCAAGGCAAAAAGGAGATGGATGATGGGTGAACCAATATCAAAAGAACGAGCAGATTTGATCAAGTCTCTCCAAGCAGAGAATAAGAAACTGCGTGATAAAGAGCCAGACGATGATTTAACAATCGCGTACCTTTATGGATACAATAAGGGCAAGGAGTTCTCACTCGCAGAGAACAAGCGACTGCGTGAGGCGTTAAATACCATGCCTACATGCAATCTACATTTCGAAAACAAGTTAGCAATGGATAAATGGAATGATTGGAAAGTCAAATGGTTCACACCTAAAGGTAGGATTAAAAAAGCACTAAAGGGAGATGGATGATGGAGGGACAAGCCAATGAACAAAGATGAAGCATTAAAAGATATTTGCAGAACAAAGTCACAAGTTTTTGACGCTCTTGAGGATTACATCAATACGGGATCACCAATAAGTGTTGTTGAGGATGCATACTCTAATTATATAATTGCATGGAACAATTTGAAATCTCAACTTAAAGTTCAAGGGAGCGATAAAAATGGGTAGGTATATTTGCCATAAAGACGGGGTATTTTTTGAATGGTCAACGGTTGTTGATGCACCTGTAACTTATGGAATGACCGAAGCAGAAATGCGGGAACACCATAAATTGTTTTACGGTGTTGACGAGCGAATTGAAAGAGCCATAGAAAAAGGCACTAGTTCTTGGACGGAACCAAGTTTGGAGAGTTTAATTTTTCATAATCGTGCGGGGCCAGATGAAGCAGAAATAACTTTAGACGAAATAATGAAATTAATACACGTTCCCCTAAAAGGCGGTGAGTGATGTTGCAAGACGTTCAACCAGTAAGCAAAGAAAAAATATAGATCAAAAAGGAAAACAAATGAATTTACCATCTAATATATCCCTGTCTATGCAGGTATGGTTAGCCAATGATACTTACGATCATAATACTGATCCTCTTACAATAAGTGCTACTGGTTTATTAAACTCTATCAAGCAAATTATATTGACAGGTAGAGTTAAAACTGAACCGGGATTAGCAAATGTAAATGTCCTAGCTGCTAGTAGAATTGGAACAGCAATTCATGACAGCGTAGAAAACGCTTGGACAGGGGATGTAGTCCCTCTTTTACGCAAGGTAGGTCTTCCAGAGAGTATCGCTAACAGAATTGTTGTTAACGCCACTCCAGAGCGCTTAAAAGAGCTCTCTGACCCAATCCCTGTGTATCTAGAGCAACGTGCTCATAAAAAAGTAGGTAATTACACTATTTCAGGCAAATATGACATTGTTTTTAATGGAAAGCTTGAAGATGTAAAATCTACAAGCACCTATACCTATGTAAATAAAACTAACAATGACAAATTTGCGATGCAAGGAAGTATATATAGATGGCTTAGTCCAGATATCATTACTGATAATAATATGCTGATCCAGTATGTATTTACAGATTGGAAAGCCATGCAAGCTAAAACAGATCAAAGTTACCCACCATGCAAAGTCATGGCGGTGGAACTGCCGCTATTATCTATAGCAGATACACAAAGATATATTGTGGATAAGCTTAATGCTATGGAACAGTATTGGAACAGCTCAGAAGAAGACATTCCCCCTTGTACGGAGGAAGAGCTTTGGAGATCTGCTCCAATGCACAAATATTATAAGAATCCTGCTAAAAAAGCCCGAAGCACCAAGAACTTTGCCGTGCATGGGGATGCCATTAGTAGACTAGCCGCAGACGGCGGCGTTGGCGAAGTAGTGACAGTCCCCGGCGAAGTAAAAAGATGCCTATATTGTGACGCATTTGATGTCTGTAAACAAAAAGACAACTATATCGCTGACGGCTCATTAAAAATGTAACTTAAGGATAATACTATGAAAATGTATTTCAACAACCTGCTGTCTAGTACAGCGGCTCTACTAGGATATTCTCTATTCCTAAACCCGAAACTAACCCGTAAAGCTTCGCTTTACCCTCGTAAATTACACGATACAACCCCGTTTACTCAGTATACTTTTGATTTCATTACGCATATGCACACTGAAAGAAAAAGGTATAATGTTACTGCAAGACTGAATGGACAGCCAATAGTGACTACCCATGAACTCGTAGCAGAGGTTAACAGTCAAATGGGAACTAATAAATCTAGATCAGCCATTGCACGAGTATGGCAGGGTAGTATTGATAGAGATTCTTTAGCAACAGGCCACGCATACTTTGAATGGAAATAAGATGAAATCATATGACGCAATGGACTATCACCCAATAGCTGACAAGCTAGTGGATGTACTGTGCCAAAAAACACAAAGCACTAACAGACTATTCTTTCATGTAATGGTGTCTTACTACCTTACTAAAGTAGCATCTATGATGCGTGCATCTGTAAATACTCATGACAGAGGCAAAATACCTGTAAACTGTTACGCCCTCAACCTAGCCTACTCAGGTGAAGGCAAAGGGCATTCAACCAATATTGTTGAGGAACAAGTTATTAACACATTTAAAGAAAGATTCTTAGAAGAAACTTTCCCAAAAATGAGTGAAGCTAGCCTTGGCAAATTAGCTATTAAGCGAGCCATCAAAAAGAATGTTGATGAAGGTGAGGAATTACTTAGGACAACCAAGGAATTTGAACTCCTAGGTAATTTCGCATTCTCGTTTGATAGTGGTACAACCGCAGCTGTAAAACAAATGCGTCAAAAGCTTTTGATGTCAGACTGTGGATCCATGAATATGGAGATAGACGAAATTGGCTCAAATCTTTTAGGCAATATTGACGTACTTAACACATTCTTAGAATTATTTGACGTAGGTAAAGTTAAACAAAAACTAACCAAAAACACTGCAGAGAATCTTCGAGGCGAGGAAATTGACGGCAAAACGCCAACAAACATGATGCTCTTCGGTACTCCTGCCAAGTTACTTAACGGCGGCAGAGTAGAAGAAGAATTCTATGCTATGTTGGAAACCGGCTATGCACGTAGATGTCTCTTTGGATATGTTAAATCATCCACAAGGAACACTTCACTTACTCCTGAAGAAATCTATGACATGCTTACAGATAATAGCGCAAATACTTTCTTGCAGACACTGTCTAATGACTTAGGTAAATTGGCCCACCCATCTTACTTCGGTACAACAATAGATATTGATAAGAGTGTTAGCTTATTGCTCATTGAATACAAGATCGCTTGTGAGAGGGCAGCCAATGGCTTGTCTGATCATGAAGAGATTCGTAAAGCAGAGGTAGCCCACAGATATTTCAAAACATTGAAATTAGCAGGCACATATGCATTCATTGATAACAGTCCAGATCTTACTGAAGATCACTTATATAACGCTATCAAGATCGTGGAAGACTCAGGCAAAGCGTTTGAGTCACTACTAACGAGAGAGCGTAACTACACCAAACTTGCAAACTATATTGCACATATTGGCAGAGAAGTTACTCACGTTGATATGGTCGAGGATCTGCCATTCTATAAAGGCAGCGAGAACCAAAAACGAGAGATGATGACTCTAGCTATTGCCTATGGTTACAAAAATAATATCATCATTAAGAAAAGTATCACAGACGGTATTGAATTCCTTATTGGCGAAGCCCTTAAAGAAACCGATACAACCAAGATGGTTATCTCTTACGGTACACAGTTAGCAGAGAATTACAAATGTGAATATGTCCCATTTGACAAGCTTCACACGCTAACTCAACTGCCTAATTACCATTGGGTTTCTCATCATTTATATGAGAATTATCGTAAAGAAGATCATGTTATTTCTGGCTTTAATATGGTAGTATTAGACATTGATGATGGTGTAAGTATGGACACAGTACAGCTACTGTTAAGAGATTATACTTCATTAATATATACTACAAAGAGGCATACAGATGCAGCTAATCGATTTAGAGTGCTGCTTCCAATGTCTCATACACTTAAGTTAGATGCTAATGAGTTCAAAGAATTTATGAATAACATTTTTGAATGGCTTCCATTTGATGTTGATAAGCAAACTAATCAACGATCTAGAAAATGGCAGACATTTAATGGTAAGCATGAGTATAACTCAGGCAAGCTATTAGACTCACTTCTCTTCATACCGAAAACATCTAAAAATGAAGAAAGAAAGAAAGTTATCAATGATCAACAATCTCTTAATAATGTTGAGAGATGGTTTATCGATAACACTGCTACAGGCAACCGTAGCAATCAATATATCAGATACGCACTAATGCTTGTAGACTCTGGTATGGATATTAATGCCGTACAAAATAATCTTATTGGTCTTAACAATAAATTATCAGATAAAATGAGCGAAGCAGAAATCTTATCTACTATTTTGGTAACTGCATCTAAAGCAATACACAAACGAGACTCATTGTAGTATCGCCTCCGGCGATTACTTTAACTTTTTAAATATATGGAATAAACATGAACGATAATCTTGTACTAATTAGTGGCAAAACTGCTACTGGTAAATCTGCATCTCTACGAAATATTGGTGATCCAAAAGGAGTCATTTATCTTAATTGTGAAAACAATAAGAAACTGCCTTTTAAGGGAGCGTTTAGGGAAGAAATTATTATCGACCCTAAACAAATATACGACATTTTAGAGACAGCAGAGAAACATAAAAATATCCATACTATCGTTATTGATAGTCTTACATTCGCTATGGATATGTTTGAATCTGTTCACGTATTAACATCAGCAAATACAATGAAAGCATGGGGCGAATACGCCCAATTCTTCAAAGTATTGATGAGTCAGTATGTAGCAAAGTCAACTAAAAATATTATCTTCATCGGTCATACACTTACAGTGATGGATGAGAAAACTTTGGATAGAGAGACCAAAGTAAAAGTAAAAGGCTCTCTCATGAATAACGGTATTGAAAGTTTCTTTTCAACCGTAATAAGCACAAAAAAAGTGCCAACAAAAGTTCTAGAAGAATACAAGTCAGATCTTCTGAACATAACACCTCAAGAGGAGGCGTTAGGCTTTAAGTATGTGTTCCAAACACAGCTCACTAAAGAGACAGTGGACGAAGCCATAAGAAGCTCTATGGGCATGTGGACTATAGATGAAACCTACATTGATAACGATGTACAATTGGTCATTGACCGCTTGCACAGTTATTACAAATAATATTAACCTAAATATAAAGGAGACATTATGTCTTTACTAAGTAATCTTGAATCAAATGACGACATCCAAAGTGACAAAGACTCAGTTGGAGGCGGATCATTTCTAGTTGACTCAGGTCTTCATCGCATGAATATCGAACTAGCTTACATTGATCAATCAGCAAGAGGCGCTCTTTCATTAAACCTGCATTTAACAGGTGTTGATAGTGGCTCAAACGTACGTCAAGTAATTTGGATCTCAAGCGGAGATGCCAAAGGTAACAAAAGCACTTACATTGATGCTAAAGGCAAGAAACAGTATCTTCCAGGGTACAAATTAGCTGAATCACTCACTGAAGCTGTTCTTAAAACAAAAATGAATGCTGTAGAAACAGTAGAAAAAGTTGTGAACCGTTGGGACTTTGATGCTAAAGCAGAAATTCCACAAAAAACAGCAGTGATTAGTGACCTTCTAGGTAAAGAAATCCTAGCAGGTATCATTAAACAAACAGTTGATAAAGTGACTGACAATGGCTCTGGTAAATGGGTTCCAAATGGTGAAGTTAAAGACGAAAACGTCATTGACAAATTCTGGAACGCTGCTGGCTTAACAGCAACCGAAGTTAAAGCAGGTGCTAACGAAGGTGTTTTCACTACCAAATGGGCGAAGAAATTTGAAGGAGCATATCCTGACAAATCAAAAACAGGCCGTGGTAACGCAGCCGCACCTTCTGTCGGCACACCGACAGCAGCTACGCCCGCAGCAACCTCAAGCTTATTTGCTAACGCTTAATGAATAAGCCTATAGCATATATTGCATGTGATCCGGGAGCTAAAGGGTATTATTGCCTTTTAGTTCCCAGCACAAAAGATGTGCAATTTTACTCAAATGTAGAAAAGCCAAAAGATATCGCTGAATGGCTCACTTCCGCTAAAAATCGCTTTGATATTCCCGTAGTTATGATAGAAGATGTGCATACTTTATTTGGAATGTCAGCCAAGTCTAACTTTAGCTTTGGACGTAATGTCGAAAGAGTAAATGTAATACCACAAGTGGTGGGATTATCAGTAGGCTTAGTAACTCCTAAAGTATGGCAAAAGTTTGTAGGTGTAAAAACCAAGGGCAAAGCTATTAAGAACGAAGTGGCTAGTATATGTGACCGCCTCTATCCTGATGCCTCTATTAGAGGCTCAAAGGGAGGCTTACAAGACGGTAAAAGCGATGCCTTAATGGTTGCACACTATGCAAGCCAAACATTTAAATCTTAACAAGGAAACACGATGGATATCACACTAAATAATACAGAGATAAATCATGCTCTAGAAAAATACGTATCTCACCAAGGAATCAACCTTGATGGAAAACATGTGGAAGTAGCTTTCACCGCAGGCCGAGGTGCTAATGGCAATACAGCTGTTGTAAGCATTATGAGCCCAGATGTCACTTTAACAGCAACGCCTGTTGAATCCATAAATCTAAAGAATGTGGATCAATTCGACTTACCTTTTGTAAAAACAAAAGCTACAAAAGAAACTGCCGAAGAACCAACAGACGACTCTAGTCTATTTGGAGCCTAGTGATGTTTAAAAAAATATTTGAGAGCCTAAGTGTAATTGGAATAATTATAACAATTGGATCAATTTTATTTGCAATATTTATCATTGGCCCAATGCTTGCCTTAGCCACTACAGTTATTGTAGGCTTTTTGGCCATAACAGTACTTGTTTTCCCTGCCGAAAAAAAGACAAGGAAAAACAAGACTACTGACTAGATATAAACTCTGGAATGCTTGAGGTCACCACGCCTCCAAAGGCCTGATCCCAAGCATTTCCAGCGATATTCCAATGAAATCTATTTTCAATAGAGTCTTCTCCAATAAGAGAAGCGTCATAAACAGTAGGTACATCTATTGTTAGCATATTAACTGCTAAGAATGCTAGAATGCCCGCAGGATTTCCTTTAATAGAGCGCCCTTTACTGTCTTGTCTGCCAACCATGAGTTTTACAAGAATGGATTGTATTCTGATAAAGAACTTAGTAAACATCCAGAAACCCATATCATTCATCCATTGAATATACTTATGTGTTAGCGGATCATAGTTAATGAACGACTCCACCACATCCCCAATAGAGTCTTTTGAGCTCACACCATTCTTTAAATTATGCTGATGCAATGAGTATCTGGCAACAAAATCACTTATTTGAGTAACATCTCTTAATGCTTTGTATAGACCTGTATCCTGCGTCACAAATATATTTTTACCAATGGTTTTAAAAACATCTGGTACATAAGCAGCAGCAGGAGCCAACCTCTTCTCTAAATTACTTTTAAGATTAGATTTACTATCCTCAAGCACAACATCCTCCACAATGGTTTGTTGTACTCCTGCTTCAGACAGTTCAGTTACTGCATTTGTAGCCAACCTTTCTTCTACAATAGTTAAATCTCCTTCAATTGAAGCAATAGAGCGATCAATTACCGCAATAGCAGCATCTTTAGCTCTCTGGGTAGGGAGGGCTAGAATGCGATTAGAGCTTTTACTTTGGCCTAATGTCTTAATCTTTTTTTCAAGCTTTAGACGCTCTCTTGTATACTTTTTGTAGTCTTTGAGCGCTAAAGAAGCCTCCTTATAGTCAGCTAATATCTGTCTGAAAGACACACCTCTCATCATCAGCATTGCAGTGTTACTAAGAATATTATCTCTAAGCACTACAAAGGACTTGATAACAATAATATCTTTTACAATTTTGTACACATCTTGCACAAAGTTCTCAAGTGATCGCATCATTGGTCGATTAAGAAGTAACTGTGCTGTATTACCAAATATACCTCTTTCAACAGAAGTATCATTTGTTTTGCCAATATCTGTTATAGAGAACTTACGTCTACCAAACACAAGATCCACAATCTCACCCCTAACATAAAGATGATCTGTTCCGAACACATCTTTTATTTGTCTTCTCATAGGTTGAGGAAGCATTCTATATATTTCTCTGTGGTGCTTGTTAGTGGAGTTAGGCCCAATCTTAACAAAGTGGCCTTTATCTGCAGTAGAGAAAGTCTCTTTAAACTCAGTATACAAAGTCTTTACAACAGTGTTGTTAATAGATCTAGCCGCTACTTTATCACTAATCCCGGCTTCCATCTTGCCCAACACCTTTTCAAGAGAATTATCTCTTTCAAGAATAGCATCCTTAGTGGATTCTTCCATTACATATCTGTATCCAGATATAGTTCCGTCTTCTCTATTAATAGGAACAACTAAGTTATTCTCCGCTGTATCTATAGGTACAGAAGTACCATCTAATATGGCTTGTCTTTGTCTACGTTTGATAGCCCTAAGTTGATTAAACTGTATTTGGGCTGCTTTAGCAGGATCACCCACACCACGTTGTTGGCTAATGCCGGTCAAATCGTTACCTATAAATCTCTCTTGGTTAATAGCAATGATAGATCTTTGGTACGCTGTGTTTTGAGAATTTTTATTTACATACATCACTAAGCCATCCATGCCCTTATGAGCAGCGTCTAGTTTTAGATTAGAATCAGATACTTTCAAAAAGCCATCTTTCATCATCTCTTCTTCGTCTGCTATAGAGCCAAATTGCATAGAAATATTTTCATTATATATCTCTTTAGAAAACCCTTTTCGTACCATTTCTTTTTTACCTTCAAAAAGTTGGTCTAAGGATTGTTTTTTATTTTCTTTGAGCAACTGTATTGTAAAGAAGATGCCACCTGCTGTCTCATCCCTGTAGTTTTCAGTTTTCATTACATCAAGCGTTGCTTTCTTATGGGACTTCGGTGTTTTGATCAATGCACGCAAAGTAATAAGATTATCTAGTAGAGCAGACGTTTTATCAAATCCGCCTTCAGGATGCTTAACCTTACGGTTAAAACCACTCTCGTACATCATTGCAATATTATGCGCATTACCTAGTGTATCTACTTGGGTCATTCTTCCTTTTACCATAAGATTAGCCAAGCTTTCCGAGTGTGCTAAATACCAATTACTTACCTCTGGGTCATAATTAGCTTTAATAAAGTCTTCAATACTATCTACCTCAGCAAAAAGCTTCTTACTGTCTTCTTCCATAAAGCCTTCCATCTCTTTCATGGAATAATCAGCATCCAATACAGATATGTCTGTGCGTACCAATGTCTTAGTTAATGACTCACTAACAGAATCACTGAACTTTGTTTTGTATGCTGTCAATACATCTTCACGAGTGAAGTTATCAATTGCTTTATGTTGCTGATCCAATTTCTTATTAGAGTATGATAATAGTTGATGCCAGAATCTAGCGTCAGGGGTTACTCCCCGGATCTCTCTGTATAAGCTAGAAAGCAAACCTTCGGCACTAACACCCATTCTTCTACGAACACCTGCTATAACTTCAGTGTACCTATCCCAGTTAGAAAACTTAAACTTAGATACAATGCCGCCTACTGTTCTTACAGTTTTATATTTATTCTCAACTATAAACTTACTATCAGCAGCGCCTTTAACACCTTTCGTAATAAAATTAACAGATCTAGCAATAACTTCATCATTAGCAAATGTGAATGCTTTATTAGCTAAGCTTATTTTGTTTTTAGCACCACCCTCTATTTCAGCAAACTTTTGAGCAACAAAACGTAATTGTTGGCTCATGTCAAGATTTTTAGCATCAACGAACTGCTTATTAAAGAGCCCTACAAAGACGGTAAGTAAATCAATAAATTTATCAAAGAAAGTTCTATCTTTCCCTTTAACTTTCTTCTTGCTTTTTACTTTAGACAGCGCCGTCATAAAGTTTTCGTTAGACAAGCCAAGAGCGAAGAACTCGTGCAGGTGGTCATTTCTTTTGTGCGTGTGTGGCTCAGTAGTATAGACATCCCTATGGCTTACAATGCGTGAAGCAGTATTATTAAAGATATAATTGTATCTTCTTTTAGCCTCATTAACTTCCTGAAGATTAGTTGTATCGTTGTAGTCATTAAGGAACATTCTGAAATCTAATTCAGAGTTCCCTCTTACTTCATCAAATAACCCTTGTAAGAATCTTGCAGCATCGCTGCTGCCGTTGATAGCAGCCTGGGAGATAGCATGAAGTATCTCATGTGTATACGTTTCCTGTGTAGACATTCTTATGCCATTCACAGAGGCTGCAGAAGCTGATTGGATTAGTATCTCTTGTGAACCATCTTTACGAATGATGTATTTACCCTCAGTCTCATCTCCAGCTTTCTTTAGCCGCACTTTCATACCATCAATAGCCTTACTGACACCTAAGTCAATAAGCAGCTTTCTCATGTATGTTTGATGCGCTGAGTTTTCAGACTTATTTCCATAGTTAACATCACCAAGTGTGTCAAACAAACTGAGTGTATCTTCGCCGGTTATAGTCCAAGACTCCGTAGCCAAGAATTTATTAGGGTCGATTGTAGTATTAGGGGCTGATCCAAGAACTGTTTTAAACATCAACTTCATTTGGTCGTTCATATCAACAAGCTCCACCGCATCAAAAAGCAGTTGCTTATTTTCTCCACTAGCTAACCATGTTTTGCCTACTTCATTGTCAGGCTCTTGAAGAATACTTAATTCATTGTTTGCGTCAAACCCAGCAATAATCCCGTGACTTAGCGCTGCTTGCCAATGAATATCCGCACTTAGTTTTATGGCCTCTTCTTCACTTTCACGAGCTATTGTGGCTATCTCTTCTGAGTCAGCATTATCAATGCTTGCACTAGTTGGTGAGCCAAGGTCTTCCGATTCGTCTACCTCTACCTTGCCATTTCCGAATTGATTGCTAATCCCCCCATTCTCTTCAAAAAGCTCTATTTCATGGGCTAGATTATCTATTGAGTTATTCATAGCCCACTTATATTTAGTTTTATTTAGCATATTGGCCACTTTTGTATCAACCCTATCTATCAACTCTGGGTCATTCAGTATTGGTGTGCTAGTTCCTTTACTTTCTTGGTACTCTTTAAAGCTTTCTAGAGTTAGATTATAATCTTCTAGAGCAGCCTTCTTAATATTAAAGTTTTTATTGGATCGCCAGAAAGAGTCATTAGCTACCTTCGTCCCAGCATGGACGTCTTTAACTCCAAGCATAATAGCATCATGTACACCAATCATAGGTACAGGTGTGTCATACATCTCATACATATTAAAAGAATCTATACTATGAATTAAAAACACCAGTGCTTTATGAGATCGTGCTTCATATGAAGTATGCTTTGGGTTTAAGGAAAATTGTTTGACATTTTCACCTTGTTTAATTGTACCGTCATTTATAGAGGAGGTATTATTAATTGAGCCCGCACCATTACGATAAAACTGTACGTTATCTTTGCTTCTTATAAGCTTTTTTGCAACATCCTCTAAGATACTCGCATCTATTAAGCTTTGCGTTGTATTTTGGGCTCTTAGACTTGCAACCTCTTTTTTATACAGATCATTAGAATCTCTATAAGCAGCTTTTTGTAGGCTCCAAAGCATGGCACCAGTTCTATCTTTAACTGAATCCCTTCTACCACTAATTGCTGTGGTCATTTTAGGAAGTAAGCCCGCTTTATCTAACTTGTCTATAATGCCTTTAATGTCGCCCTTAGTTACATTTGTGCCTTTCTTAATTCTTAGTTCCATTAACTCTGTTTGATAGGCAGCCAAAAACATTTCCCCAATTGCTTCGTGAAGCTGGGTGACTTTTTTTCTTTCCTTAATGATTTGATTAAAGTTGCTAGTTAGTGCTGTATTTATATTTTTACCATAAAGCTCTTTGACCCTCTGTAAAAACACTAACTCTAACTTCGTTGAAAACATAAAATCTAAGTGCTTTGCACCATCCGTTGGGATAGTTAAATCTGGGTCTCCAGACAGAGCCCGTAAATGATTAATGATGACACCCAGTTCGCTGTTCTTAGCTCCTGTCACCTTGCCATTTTTAATAATGCTCGTGTCTTCTATTTTTTTATAGACTGCATTTATTGCTTTATTTAGAAATGATGCTGTTCTTGATTTTACCCCTGCTCCATAAACGAACTGAATTACAGTGTCTTTGGTGTCTTCCCTATCTCCTTTGCTAACAGTGCCTACTTCTTCTTCGCTCTCTTTGCTCAATGAATCTTTAACAAAACTTTCGACAAGGCCACTTACTGCTAGTAGTTCGGCGTACTTTCTTTGTTCTGTTGTGCTCTCTCCTCCAGAGATCGCCTCAGTATTGGATTTTGCAAGCGCCACACTTAGTGTGTTAGTAACTTCCTTTTGTACTTTTGTAGCAACGTCCTCATATACATCCAAATTTGCAGGTGAGGAAAGGAAATCATTGGCACTTTTAAAGTCACTCCCAGGCTCATACAAACCAGTTTGATTCATTACCTTAGTGCGTGTCCCACCTTCTGTCTCGCCAGATTCATTATATCCTAATTGAATATTAGCATGTGCAACACCATTATTTCTACCATCTATCTCTATACTAAGAGAGGTTATAAATTTACCCGCATTAGCCACTTTAGCTGCTATATCTTCTTGGGTTGCTTCATATTGTGCATATGCAACTAATCCAGATAGCCCTGCAGCACCTTTACCTAGTTTGGTAATCGAGGTTGACACAGCATCTAATTGCTTAATAGACATTGCTCTATTTGGATTCCTGTAGTTATCCTTTAATATAGCCAATGCTGTTTTTAACTCTTTACTCTTAGTTACATCATGCAACTCTTGAATCACATCCGCATCATTGCTCTGCTTAGTGTTAACCCCTAACACTTCTGCAATACCTAACAAAAACACTTGTACATTGCTAACGTCTTTGGCGGCTGTGCTTGTTAAATCCATTTCGGTTTCTGCATCACTCACAGACACCATTGCTCTAGCAGCTTTGTTAGCTTGAGGATTCATAATGGTTTCTTTGATTCCCACACGAGCATTAACCCACACATCGTGTGTAAAAAAGAACTCAGTATTGAGCTTATTTGGGTTTTCCTCAAGTGTGGTAACAAATGTATTCATTCCATCTAGGAATCTACGAATCTCTTCATTTTGCGCTCTAACAGCCATTCTACGGGAAACATGTAAGTTGCTTAGATTTTCTATACCACCAAGCATTCTAAATTGCATATTCAAGGGAAACTTCATAAAGGCTCTATGTGTATCATTAAGCTGATGCTTTTGTTGGCTGTGTTTATAAAGAATTTCTCTTATATAATTAGGAACAGGCAACCCGCTGTTGCCTAATGTTCGAGCGATATTCTGCATGAATGGTGGCTTAAGTGAGGGTGCTTTAGCGGATTTAGATAACCCAAACAGATTAGAAAAGGCGTCCGACCCAAGCTTATAGTTGTCAATATACCCTTGCACGGCACTACTTACGACTTCTGTATCACTGTCCGCCTCTGTCTCACCTATTTTCTTAAATTGACTGGCTACACGTATAAATCTTCTTATCCCTATTCCTGCGAATTTTGGGTCAGGCACAGCTGCAAGAGTGAGATCCGAAGTTTCATCATTAGTATCAATACCAATGGCCTTGTTAAACCTAGCTGTTAGGTCAGAGATATCCTTTCTAGCAACACTATTCATTTCTAACAAGTTACTTTGTAACCCGGCGTTTAACATTAATGCTCCGAGTGCTTGAGCAGTTTTACTTTCAAAGGTTTCTCCTGTACTCTCTTTAGGGCTTAAACCCAAAGATGCTAATGCATCCATACCTAGATTTTCTGCTGTCGTAATAAAGGATGTACCCTCTTCACCAACTAAATCATACATTTCATCTGTTGGAGTGAGTTTAGATTTTCTAATTCCGAATATTTGTTGTACATCTGATTTAGTACTGCGGAGCGTGCCCTTACCAAAAGTACCCATCCATCTGTATAACACTGCATTTAATTGGGTAATTACATTTGGATCCATCAAATCAATACTTGGCTTATCTTTTCCTATCAGGCTATCGGCCTTTTCTGTGTAAAACAATTGTATTACATTGCCTCTTTTGAACTCTCTTTGTTGCTCATCTTTAAAAGGCTCAAGCAAAGGAAGTACAGTTTTACCATCCTGCACTGTTTCAATTGTGTAAATGTCGGTCATCTTTTTATTAAATTCTAAAAAGTTCTCAACCATTTTCAGCTCTTTTTTATTTAGCTGAGGATTAAGCTTCTCTACATTACCTTCTACTCTTGTAGCCCAGTTCCTAACTGTATGGAGTACATTTGAAAATAGCTTTGTATCAGACTTAGGTCGCTTATTAAATAGATTGCCTAGAGCAGTACCTCTACTTTTAACAGGAGAATCAGCAGGTACGTCAAAATCCTTACCGCCCTCTTCCAAGATAGATTCAGTTAAGTTAAAACTCTCATTTTTAAGAGACTCTTGCTTGTTAGTAATAATCTCCTCTGTCTTAGTCCACTTGCTGTAGCTAATAGGAGTAAGGTTATCTTTAACAGTTGTTGGGTCTACAACTTGCTCTGCAGTATAACCATTCTTTGTAAGTATCGCTGCCACCGCTATCTCTGCGGGAGTGATACCATTCCAATCAGTTATGATACTAGCGCCTGCTTCCATAGCTAGGTCTAGTTCTTTATATACACCAGTAAACTTCTCATTACTAATAGGACTGTTGGCCCCCTTACCTGTATCTGTGCCTACAAAAACTACATCATCAGAATCGTATGCTACCCCATTGTTGCCTGAGTCAAGCTCTCCTTCTATAATTTTCATAAGAATAGAGTTTTGTGCGCGACCAACATATATATTCGCAGCAGATAATTTAAAGCTCGCTACTGCAAGCTTTCTTTTAGCTACCCCTGATTTTACTTGGAACTTCTTCTTTAGTGTTTCAAGCAATGTTAGCTCTTTTTTAGGCTTGCCTTTATATTTCTTTTTAAATTTATTCTCGGTGTTAGTTTTCTTGCTATTTACAGTGGGCGTAGGATTACCTTTAAGCCATTTTTGATATAGCGTGTCGCCCTCTATTCTAGCCATCAAATTACTTTTCGAAGCAAAGTCAGATTTCTTTGCGTCTGAGGCCTCCGTTATTTTGTCCATTAGCCCTTGGATTATTGGAGTAATCTTAATAGTCTTTAAATACTTTTCTGCTCTCTTGTAACGAGCTCTGTGTTCTACGAAGTTTGCGTTTAACGCACTTTGTTGCTCTGGGGTTTTTTTCTTTATTTGTACTAGCTTCGTTATATCTCTTCTAAGCTTCACCATAGTTCTCAAAGCTACGGCTGGGCTTGTCTCCCCGCCCGGTTCAACCGGCGGGTTGACTGCATCAGCCTCTTTTATAACTGTTGCTTCGTCACCCTTGGACTTCTGGAAGCTTTTTAGTAAACCAGGAAGGTCATCTTTAACAAAGTCAACAATGCTTTGCATACTGTCTTCTTGTTTTACGTCAGTCTTGCTTTGTGCTTCTATAAATTCATAGATGCCTTCCCAAGTCCCTTTTAGGATACGAGATCCATCTTTATCTACTATATGCTTCTTCTGCTCAGCAGTGAGAGCAAGTAAGACTGTCACAGCATCACTATACTGTGTTTCTAGGTTTGCTGTTGGAGGAACAGTGTCGTTATCTGTAGACTTTTCAGATACTTTAATTATGCCCAGCATTTCTTTTAAGGCTAGAACATTTACTTTATTATCCAAAGACTCCTTATCTTTTTCAAACGCTTTTTCAGCTTTTGCAAGAAGTTTCTTTAATTTGGCTTTTGTGCTGCCTAGAGCAGCAAAAGTTTTCTTTTGTCCGTCAACTAACTCCCGAAGCTCTGCTGGGACTGTATCATTCACTACAGCGGCTCCGCCGCTTTGTGATGTACTGCCAACCTTCGCTCCGGTCTTTAGGATATGTTTGGCTTGTTTAGCTATAGCCTGCCCTGCAGTAACCTCTGCTTGGATCAAGGCCATAGTTTTCACAAGGCCTCCTTTGTGCAAGAAAGTAAATTTGTGATTCTTTTTTAATGCTGCCTTAGCTGCATTATACTGTTTTCTTACAGCTTTGTTACCGATGTCATTTGCTAATTTATCACCTAAATTACTAACTTCTTGAAAAGCAGCCAACTTAGTTTGCTGTAGTTTTACAAAGGACTGTAATCCTTCATACGCTTTATTAGCTACAACCAGAGAACCAGTCTTTACGCCAATTACAATTCTTTGGTGGTATGTTTTAAAGCCAGCATTCTTACTTGAACCATCAATAATCTCCAAGCTTACTTCTTCTGCTCTTTTATTATCTTTATTGGTTTCTGCGTTAGTCTTATATGCTTTTGAAACTGTGTCATTTATAGCAATTTGATTCTCAACTGTAGCTGTTTGGTCAGCATCAAAAGGCAATTCTAACTGTGCTTTCTTTAATTCCTCAGTAGTAAGTCCTTGCCCACCTGTAGTACCTAGCATTAAAGCAATTTCACTTGGCACTTCTTTGTGCTCTTTAATCGAATCCAAAATTGTATTAAACTGTGTGGCCTCAGTCCCTTCTTCTTGAATAACAGCGCCTAGCTCATTCATACGAGCCAGTATAACATTCATTCCCTCTTGGAACTTGTAAGCCTTCTTTTGATCAGGATCCACTGTTGCTGCATCAGGATCAGAGATCAGTGCATCACGGCTGTCTTTTAACTCTGTATAATACTGCAGCAATGCATTCATCGCATTGTCTCTAAAGGTTAGTACTTCTGCTGGTGAAGCATCCTTGCCCGGTCTTACAGACTTATGGGTTGCGACATCCACCTTCTCTCTTGCTGTGAGATCTTTATTATCTTCTTGAATAGCCTCTTCAACAGATCTATCACTCTTAACTTCTGCTTCTACTTTAACAGCATCTTTAACTGCGGCTTTGCCTTCTGCAACAAAATCAGCAGCAGTATTTGCAATATCAATAACACCTTCTTTGATTTGTTGGAATGTGCCTTTTTTACCAGATTTATCTTCCCCAAATATCTGTGCTTTAGCTTTCTTAACACCCTTTACTGTTTTCTTGCCTGCATTGATAGTGCCTTTAACTCCATCAACAGCAGTTCTTGCAGTAAGCCCAATACCTCCTCCGCCAACACCTACACCACCCCCTGCAAATCCTTCAAGAGTTGCGCCAAAAGCCACACCTTCTGATAAGTCCGTATCAATGCCTTCTCTTTGCTTGGCCAGATTACCTGCAAATACTTCATGGCCTCCCTGAAATGCTTCTGGGATACCCTCCTCTACTGCATCTTTAGCTAGTTTTTTTAAAGCACCTTTTTTGGTGCCTTCTTCAGCAATCTTTTTAGCTATTTTTTCTGCTGCCTCTTTAGCAGCAAGTTTCGAAGCAACAAGTTTCGAAGCACCACTCACAAGCTTTGGGTCAATACCAAATCTAGTAGCAATATAACCTAATGCTGCACCTGTAAGAATAGAGTCAGTATTTTCGCCTCCATATTCTTGGGCCTCTGTAGCTATTGCTTCTGCTTCTTCTTTAGGAACCCCTTGTTCTTTAAAAGCGTCTGCAGTTGCTTCATATATTGCGCTTTTAGTAACACCAGCCCCCATTAAGGCGCCTGTGCCTAATGCTACAGCAGAGCCCACTGTAGCAGTTGCTGCAACCCCAAGGCCTACCACTGGGGCGCCTAATGTGACAGCCGCACCTGCAATAATCGCTGGAGCGGCAGTACCTAATGCACCAATTATTGTGTCTATAGGAGCTACACTTAGTGCATGTATACCCGCCTTAACACCTTCCCATGATCCTTTGCCTATAGCCTCTGTGCGTATACGTTCCATTTCTTGCGCATCTTTATTATATTGCGCACTCATTAATTTCCCAATTTCCTCTTCATACCCTTGGAGCATATCAGAGGTTTCATTACTAGCGCCGAAAGCATCAGTAATCATACGAACACCCATTACAGCATTCTTAGCAAGCCCTAATGGAACATCGGCAAACTGATCCACTGTGCTATTACCTGTAAGAGAGTCTGAATCAAGGGCTCTTGGAGCCAGCGCCTGAAATGGCCGCGCTGCTTGCTTATTGGTAAGCATTGCTTGCTTGCTCACACTACGTTCACCTAGACTTGCAGCTTTAACTTGGCGCTGTTCTGGCAGTCGTGCTGCTTTTTCTTCTGACTTTGTTGCAGGGATTAAGCCGCCTATTGCTGCCTGATTTCGTGCTATGCCATTATTTAGTTTGGCTGTAGCTTGATTAATGTCAGGAGCGTTTCTAGCTATGCCATCAGTTATCTTAGCCATAGCTGCATTAAGGCTGGATTGATTGCGAGCAATACCACTATTCAGCTTAGAAGTAGCGTTTCCCACCTCTGGCTGATTACGTTGTATAGCGTCATTTAATCGAGCTTGTGAGCTGAAATCTTGCATCAGTGGATTATACCTTCTGGTTGGTTACTTTTCTTCCGTAGACTGCGGCTGAGAATAGTGCAGCTATTTGTAAATTGCCAATGAAAAATTCAGTCATTTTATCACGGGGCATACTTAAGATGTCCGCAAGCTTAATAGGAACACTCTCTAGAATCTTTTTAGATTTGTCACCAAAGATTTTACCTCCGTTGTCATTATTAATAAGATCTTTAATAGTGGCTATTTGTAGTCCGAAAGTCCCTATTGTTTGATCATTTCCATGATCAACAACTCCCGTTTTACCACCACTCTCTGCCATAGCTGTTCTTACTACTTGTTTAGCGTCAACACCGGGAAATGCATCAGCCGCCGCTACAGCCAGCTTTGTAATCTCAGCTTGGTTCTTCATCGACCCATCATTTCTATCGATGGCAGCCATATTGACACGTATTTTCTGTGTTGCAGCCTCCTTCTCAAGAGCATTGGCATATTTTTTGCCATGATACTCACTTTGATATCGGGCAGCCGCGCTGTCTATTGTAATATCAGTGGCTTGTGCCACTTTGACAGCGCTACTCGCCGCCTCTAATGTATTACTCCCTGTATCGTTTGTTGTCGGTACAGGATTTTCTCTATGGAATTTTCTATTCTTTATTAATTCCGCACGAGCTGTTTTAGTAAGGCGCTCATTCTCTGGCACAAGATTAGCACCACCAAAGATATTTGTCCGACTACGTAAACGTGTAGGTACATCGTTCCCAATTTTGAGTAAAGGAGGAGCAGCCAGTATTAGAGCCTTTTTAGCAGCTTTTCTTTCCGTGTTGAGAAATGATTTGATAGCACTAATGGTTCCCTTGTCTTTAGCAATTTCTTTGAATGGACTGTCTTCTGCAGAAAGCATGTCTTCTGCGGCAGAGCCTCTAGTCAGCATATCAATAACACCCATTGACTGATTCCCAGTCAATAGCTCTCTGACCTTTCTTTTAATGTAGCCTGGGCCTATGTCTTCGACCATAGCTCTTAAAGGTTTCATTACCTCTTTAGAATATCTTGGACTGAACATTGCAGCTGGGTTCTTTTTTACAAAAGCAGCTATCTGAGTTGCAACATTTTGCTCTTTTGCAATAACTGGGGCGTCCGCTTCTGTAGTTTTCTTTAAGGCCGCTGCTTTTTTAGCAGTGTCTGCCTCTTCCATCTCAGCATTTATCTCTTGATATCGAGGAAGAGCTTTTACGTCTTCTTCACTCATCTGTCTTGGGGCGTACCCCTCACTTTTTAACTGACGCTCTATAGCTGTTGTCCTATCAGCAGCAGCTTTTACTACCACCGGGTCGTTAGAATTCGCTGCTTTAGAGGCTGCAGCGGTGGCTTTGGCTATGGTTGCAGCTGCCTTAGCTTCTTCCTTTTTCGCTATCTCTTCAAGAGAAGGGCCACTAACATCCACCTGTGTGTCTTTAGGTGGTACTGACCCTTTTATAAACTTTGCGTCTTCCGTTGGATTAGGTTTTCCTTTAAACCGAGCATTGCGTTGGCGTTTAGCAAACGGCGAAGCGCCCCTACCCAAACCATCTCCACCACGCTCTGTTATGTATTTTTGCTGTAACCTAAATTCTTCGTCATCTCTTTTTTGTCCAGATGCGGCCTCTTGAAGTGACAGAGCTTGTTGCTTTGCAGAGATACTCCGAGTGTTTTCTTCATTAAACTGTTTTATTTGGTTTAAGCCAGCAGGATCATTTTCCTTTACTTTTCTTTTTAAAAACTCAGCAGCAATATCATCCATTCTACCTGATATTATTTCTTTGTCTTGTCTCCACGCAAACGAAGAATCATCTCCTTTGTCTGAGGCTTTCTTTAGAAAAAGCATCACTTCGCCCTCAGTCCAACCAGCTAAAAGCATCGCGTCTGTTTTCTCTTGTGCTGCCGCCTGCCCATCAGTGGAACTTACTCCCCCAATGTACTCTACAAGTGCAGTTTCGTTGGCTAGTTTAGCTGCAGCAGAATCAGGCAATACAGAAGGATTAAGACTTACCTCTAGAGCTAGACTAGCTCTTTTAGCTGCAATATCTGTTGATTGAAGCCTGTCATAGACTTTTAAATCATCTTCTATCTTTGTGAGTTCATTAGTGCTGTTGGTAGTAGCTGCCGTATTAATTTCTAATAAGCCATTTACTTGAGTCTCGACTTCACTGGGGGTCAGCTGTGGATTGGCTGCCTCTACTTGCTCTTTTAAATGTTTTCTCATTGCTACTTGTGAATGAGGATTAACTTGCCCAGCTTCGGTTATATCATTATCAATATTCTTTAGTACACCCTGTAACATCTCCTGTTGATCTTTAGGTAATTTTTTACCCTCTGATGTTAGGACAGCTCGATTATTTTCATTGAGTTCTACAAGGCCGGCTAAATCAGGGCTCTCTGCTATATTTGCGTCAAGAGCTGTCACGGCATTAACAGAGTTACTGGCTTCTATGTTTGCCTGATAGTCTTTAAGATTGACGTATCCAAGCTTCCCTTTGATATCCTCTGTCTGTGCAGCGGTTCTCATCCCTGTTAGCTTATCAATGAAACCTTCATTTGCGGCGTTAGCCTGTACATTACCACCAAAATTGCCCCATAGCTCCATAGCCTCATTATTTTCGCCTTTTTGCAATAGGCCATTAATGTCTTTCATTACATTGTTGCTTTGATTTTTTTCCTGCAAAGCCTGGTATGTAACAGCTTCTTCAGGCAATGCATTAGCAGCGGTGTTATACACACTATCACGTAAATTAAATTTATCTTGATAATCAGTACCGTTAGCTAGTTTTGCGTCTACTTCTTCTGGAGTTAAGCCCTGAAACTCCTGCTTGAAGTTTGATAGATTATCAGTATCTCTAAAGCCTTGGTATTTATTCCCCAGCTCACTAAAAGTTTGTCCTGCAGCCGTCACTGCTTCGCTTAAAGCATTAGAGCTACGCAAGCTATTAGCAGGCTGTGCAATCGAGATAGGTTTAAATGCCATGATATGTTCCTAGATATTAGTTAGTAGTTTTATTGTCTATTAAATTATGTAAGAGCTCTTCGTGGGTACTCTTTTTGCGTTACACTTCCTAGTCCAGAGGAAGGGCCGTAAAGACTTTCATCTTTAGGCGTATTTCCAAGCGTTTGGAATCCTGTAGCATTATACGCCCCTTGATACTGATTCGGTGGCGGTACATAGCCGTCAGCTATATTAGCAGCCTCTCTATTGAGATTAAAGGCAAGCTTGTTGCCGTCATCTTTATTAGCTTGCAGTACATTATTATTAAGTTGGTTAGTAGTAGCTTCTTGGAAAAAAGCTTGCTTTTGTTTATCCAACCCAAATTGTCTATTTGCATTATAAGCATTAAACAATCCTGCAGCGCCTTTTGCTAAATCACCATATTTCCCTAGGTTCCCTGCTGAGAAAAACCCCTCTTCTCCAAATAAACCAGACTTCCCAAAAGGGTTTGTACTGAATATATCACCATTACCTGGAATTCCATCAGGATTAATAATTCTAGACGCAAATGACCTGTCTCCGGGATTTTTATTAATTTCAGCGTATCTCTTAAATAGTCCCTTTGTGTCCGTGCCCCCTGCAAAGTCTGATGCAATGCTCGTATTATCACCGAATGCCATTATGCGTACCTCGTTCCTAGATTATAATCTGGTAAAGGTAATTCAAGTTTACCTGATACCGCTGTTTGTACAGCTAACAGAGACAATACACCTACATTCTTAGTAAGTATAGTCCTATTGTAGAATCCTGCTACTGTTTCGTTAGCTTCGTTCTTTTGAGGCGCCCGGATAATTGATATACTACTTAGAGTATAATCAACACCTAACCCATCTACTTCATCCTTCATTGCGTCTTGTTTTTCTTTTAAAGACTTATCGTAATCTTTGATATCATCTGAAAGTTCCATATAATTTTTAGTAATATGAAGATTAACTGCTAGATCTACTGCATGGGCAGCAGTTGCTAGTTCTACTGCAGTTAACCCTAGAACAGCTGTTTCACTTATTAATGCATATCCAGCTATTACTGTTATAGCTGCATACATTACAAGACCAACATCCATACCAAATATCTCTATTGCCATAAATGAGACTACACCAACTTTAATAGTCAGAACAAGTAGTTCCCCTAATTTCTCAAACCCTTTTACAAGTGCCGCCCATGTTGCTGCTTTAAATCCTTCAGTGGCAACAGCACTTAAATATGCATTCGCAAATCCTACCATAGGTATAAATGCTGTAATTATCTGAAATATGAAGAAGCCAAATTTAAACAGATTGCTTTGAAAAAACCCAAGGCTGTGCACATTGGACGCATAGAGCATGATCTGCAGGGTTCTATATAAGATTTCTTCTTCATCTTCTTTATTAAATTTCCTTACAAAGTCTCGGCTTAATGGCAACACCATGTTGCCATTACTCCAATTTCTG